GACGTTCAGCAACGATTTGCTTATTCTCTCCTCATGATATGGAAATGCGTAAGGCAAAAACCGGTAATTGGTTCAAAGAGAACCCGCAACGAGCTCGTTCAAACAACTCAATCCTGGTTGTTCGTGATCAGATCACGCGTCAAGATTTCAATGAGATGATGGAAGACGTAAAACAATTCGGCGAGCCGGGTTTTGTCTTTACCGATTCAACCGAACATTGCGTTAATCCATGCGTAGAGATTGGCATGTTCCCACAACTTGATGGAGAGTCTGGTTGGCAAGGTTGTAACCTAACTGAAATCAACGGAGGCAAATGTGACACAGAAGAAAACTTCTACAAGGCTTGTCGTGCTGCTGCCATTCTTGGTACTCTTCAAGCTGGCTACACCGACTTCAAGTTCCTTCCAGAAACAACTCGCAAAATTTTCGAACGGGAAGCCCTTATTGGTGCGTCTATTACGGGATGGATGAATTCACCGGACATTCTCTTCAATGAAAAAATCCTCCGCAAGGGTGCAAAGCTTATCCTCAAGGTCAACAAAGAGTTGGCTGCAATTCTTGGCATCAATCCAGCCGCAAGAGCAACATGTGTCAAGCCATCGGGTAATGCGTCCGTACTTCTTGAGACAGCCTCCGGTATTCATGCTGAGCACTTCGAAAAGTATCTCCGTCTTGTCCAACTTAACAAAGACTCGGAAGTAACACAACTTATTGCTCGTACAAATCCAGCGATGGTTGAAGAGTCTGTATGGTCTGCTGGCGGCACTGATCTTTCGGTTGCATTTCCAATTGTACCACATGAAGGGTCGTACTACAAAGACGATCTCATGGGCGTGAAGTTCCTTGAAAAGGTGAAACTTGTCCAGCAAAACTGGGTAGAATACGGCACTGACACTGATCTTTGTGTCGATCCTAATCTTCGTCACAACGTTTCCAATACAGTTATCGTAGACGATTGGGATGAGGTCGAGGCTTATGTGTTCCGCAATCGTAAGTCATTCGCCGGTATCTCGTTCATGGCTGCGTCTGGTGATAAAGCATACAACCAAGCCCCAAATACAGCAATTATTGACGCCGACTATATTGTCAAGAAGTATGGTACCGCCGGTATCTTTGCATCTGGTTTGGTCGTTGATGGTCTATCAGTCTTTCCTAACCTGTGGGAAGCGATCTCGACCGCCGAAGGTTACGGTTCAGACCTATCATTCGACTCTAAAGAGAACGCAATGAAGAAGGATTGGATTAGACGTTTCCATAAGTTCGTTGAGAACTACTTAGATGGTGATGCCGAACTTGGTAACCACTGTTTGAAGGATGTTTATCTTCTACACAAGTGGAAGAAAATTCAAAAGAACTATGTGCCAATTGATTGGATCGCTGAGCTACACGATAAGAAGTTCACCGACGTAGATACGCTTGGTGCTATTGCTTGTCAAGGAGGCTCTTGTGAAATCGATTTCTGAGACCAACGACCAAATTAAACGATTACTCGAGAAGGCGGCTAATTTGGTCGCCACTCGAGACCTCAACAATGTAGGTATGCCATGGCCAGAAGACGGCAAAATTGCGGCAAAGATAAGGAAAATATCAGATGAAATTTGATTTCTTTTGTTCAGATTGTGGCATCGAAGCGAAAATCGAAATCACAGACAATCCATTCGATGCAGATGAAGAAGACATCGTTCAAGCATGCTTTTCATGTGGATCAGATGGTGTGTCAGTAAAAATTGACGACGAGTAAATAATTGTGTACATCCTTTTCCTCTTAGTGTAAGATATTATTAGGAAAAGGAGATACACATATGACACCTACATTGACACCCATCGAAGCTACCGAAAAAGTCGCAATGGTTGGAACTTTCACTGAAGATGGTTTTGAGTATGAAGTTGGCGATTTGGATGATGCAGCTTCATGTGTTTGTAAAGCAACCGGCGAAGTTTTCTTTGCAAGCGGCCAAATCGGTGATCCTGTTTCCTCAACCACAGAGTGGGTCGCATGATGACTTTTGATGAATGGAAAGTAATCGAGCAAATCATCCTTCTACCAGATGTTTGCGAGCATGAGGCCCACTACCAGCACATTCTGGAAATGTATGAAGAAGGTTTCGTCGCAGCTCATGTCATGACCTCCGGCTTCTTCGTTGAATTGGAACCAGGTGTTTACCACTGTTTGGTAGCGTGCGAAGAGTGTGTCACCCCAGACATTGAAGAAGTTCGCAAGTTCCTTTGGGACAACCACTCCAAGTACGAGATGTAATCCTTATAAGTAGATCTATGTGGATCTATGAAAACAAACCTTTTGAACCCAGCGAAGAAGACATTAAGCCCTTCGCTGGGTTCGTGTATCTAATTACCGAGAAAAAGACGGGGATGAAGTATGTCGGGAAGAAGCTCCTTTGGAGAACTATCAAACGACCTCCACTCAAGGGGAAGAAACGTCGTCGTATTGAAGTCGTACAGAGCGACTGGCAAAATTACTTCGGATCATCAGAAGCAGTCGGACTCCTTGTCGAGGAACACGGACCTGATGCTTTTGTTAGAGAAATCTTGCGATTCTGTAAAGGCAAAGGCGAAATGGCGTACTTTGAAACCAAGGAACAATTCGACCGTGAAGTGCTTCTTCGTGATGACTACTACAACGGAATCATTCACTGCCGGATCAACCACCGCACTGTCGCTCACTTAAAAAAGTAGTGTACATTTACACCCTCTTGGTATAGAATACAACTATCAACCACATTATGAAAGGACTATTATGTCACGTGGAACTGGAACTGCTGCCGGCATCGGCGGCCTATTTTTCATCGGTGTAATCCTTGCCGGCATCGTCGGATGGATCATGAACATCGTCAAACTTGTTGCTCAATTTGATGCTGATCTCACAGCTGAAATTGTACTTCGCATCGTCGGAATTCCGGTTGCACCGATTGGTGCAATTATGGGTCTGTTCGTTTGAACACCCTTTTTGGAGAGCCGATTTCATCATTCAGTGGTGAGTACCGCTGGCTCTCCAATTTTTGGTTGGCCGATATTACTCTTAAGGGCCTCACCTTTCCATCTTCGGAAAATGCTTACCAAGCAGCTAAGACAGTTGATTGGGCAAATGATGCAAAACAATTTACCACCATCACGCCAGGCCAGGCAAAACGTCTTGGTCAAACTGTTGAAATGACCCCGGTTTGGGATAAAATCAAGAACGAAGTCATGTTCAACGTGTGCTGGCGTAAGTTTAAAGCTCATCCAGAACTTGGTCAGATGCTTATAGATACAGGTGACAGACCCCTTATCGAAGGCAACACTTGGGGCGACAAATACTGGGGTCAATGCCCAGTAGGTCAGGGTGAAAATCGCCTTGGTAAAATCCTTGAAAACATACGGAGCTCTCTGAATGATCTTAATTGATTTCAACGGTGTTGCAATTGGCAACATCACAGCCATGCAAATGGAAGTCGAGGAGAGCCTCATCCGCCATATGGTTCTCAATTCAATTCGAATGTATCGTAAAAAGTACAAAGCCCAATATGGTGAGATTGTAGTTTGTTGTGATGCTGGTGGTAACTGGCGGCGTGAAGTATTTCCACATTACAAAGCAAAACGTCGTAAGGATGTTAAAGAGTCGAAGCATGATTGGGCCAAAATTTGGGAAATCCTCAATACCATTCGTGAAGAGATCGCCGAAAACATGCCATGGAAAGTATTGAATGTCCATGGCTGTGAGGCTGACGACATCATCGGAGTCCTTGCTGATTACACTAATGAGTTTGGAAACTACGAGGATGTCATGATCTGTTCTGCAGACAAAGACTTCGCTCAGCTTCAAAAATATTCCAATGTCAAACAATTTTCAACGATGACCAAGAAGCCAATCGTTGAAAAGAACCCTCGCCAATTCTTGTTCCAGCACACTTGTAAAGGTGATGCATCCGACGGTGTTCCAAATGTGATGTCTCCAGACGACATCTTCCTTTTAGATGGTGTTCGGCAAGGAACCATGTTCCAGAAGAAGATTGATGAATGGGCTAAAGCCGATGATCTTCGTAAGGCCATGGGTGAAGATATTTACCGCAACTATATGCGAAATAAAAAGATGATCGATCTTGCAGAAACTCCTCCCGCTCTAAGGGAAGAGATTATAAATAGTTTTGAAAGTCAAACAGTGGCCGATCCTTCCAAGGTGATGCCATATCTAATGAACAAGAGGTGTCGCGGCCTCCTTGAAGTACTGAATGACTTCATTTAATTGTTTACTCCTTGTGGGAAATAGCTTATAATAAAGCTATAAGCAACGGAGAATCGACATGGAATTGAATGAAAGCATGAACTTTAGCGATATCGGTCGTTGGATCGTAAAGCAAATGGGTAATGATCTTACCCGTGATCAGATCGAAGCTCGATTGAAAGCTAAGTTCGCTTGGGAAGATGGTCAAGTGTATAGCACGACTGATCCCTACTTTGAAGAGAAGCGTTTTACACCTCGCAACCAGAGAGTGAAAAGAGCATAAATGGCTAAATTAGTCCACGAGGTTATCCATGCGGTAGCCTCAGCAAAGAAGAAAGCGGACAAAATTCGTATTCTTCAAGAGAATTACACACCGGCGTTGAATGACGTTCTCATTGGTACGTACAACGATTCTATTGAATGGTTACTACCAAAGGGAGAAGCACCGCCGTACACACCGAATCGTCCTGAATCGGTGCCTTCCAATCTACTCAAAGAAACCAAAAAGTTAGCGTATCTCGTAAAGGGTGCGGGGTACGACGACATGCTTCAAGTGAAGCGTGAATCGATCTTTATTGGTTTGCTTGAGTCGATTCACCCAAAGGATGCTCAAATTATCCTTGACGTGATCAACAAACGTCCCATCACCGGGATCACAAAAAACCTTGTGAAGGAGGCTTTCCCTAACCTGCTTCCCTAATAACATCGGGAGATAACCCATGATTTCATCGCAAATCGAACGCCTTCAAAAAGATTCATCAGATTTGGAGGCAACCATTGCTGAACTACGCCAAGTCGGAGACAATGACCGAATGGCCAAATTCGTCGCTAAAAAGGATTACCTAGACAACCGACTTAATGAAATCATGGATGTGGCCGCCTAACGCCACTTTTGAGTGTACAAACGAATGCCGTTGTGTTAGAATTAGCATAACGGCATTTTTGTATGAAAGGACTACAAGTGAGCATTTATGAAATTATCCAGGAGCTCAACCAAGAGAACGGCTCCAATTACAAGATGGAGGTTCTTCGCAAACATGCGGACAATAAACTCCTTCAACGCGTTCTCAAGATGACATATGACCGCGCAACGTTTACGTATGGTATTAGTATAAAGTCTCTCAACACAGATATGGGAGATAAAAATCGTGATACAATTTCACATGAAAAGATGTTGTATCATGGCTTGACACTTTTGGAAGAGAGGATTGCCACCCGCGAATTGACCGGCCATGCCGCACGTGATGCTATCCAAGAATTATTGGATATTTCCGATTTCGGTTCCGCACAGGTTTTACTCGCTGTCATCAACCGTGATCTTCGCATCAACATGGGTCGTTCGAACATCAACAAGGTTTTCAAAGATTTGATCGTCAAACCCGTCTACATGCGGTGTGGTGTCTACAATGAAAAGACAGCCAAGAAGGTCGACATCGAGGGTGCATATCTCCAACTCAAAGCTGACGGCACATATCGTGAATTTCGAGTCGAGGATGGTGATGTGACATGCATCTCTCGTTCTGGTGAAGAGTACGTGTATCCAGAACTGTTCCGTCAATTAGGGAATGTTGCGAATGATGGTGTATATCATGGTGAGCTCACTGTTTACAAGGACGGTGTTCTTCTTGATCGTTCAACTGGAAATGGCATTATCAACTCTGGCGATTTTGATGGTTACGATCTTCGCCTTGATCTTTGGGACTATATCACACTTGAAGAATATTCTGGTGCCAAAAACAAAGTGAAGGGAACGACACCATATCGCAAGCGTTTCTTTGAGCTTGTTAAAATGCTTAAAACATGTTCAGATAATTATCACATTTATCCAATCGAAACACGTATAGTTGATTCAATGAAAGAAGCATTACAATATACATCTCATTGGATGAATGAAGGTCTTGAGGGTGCCATCCTCAAAG